CGCCCCGAGGAAGGAGCCAAACGCCCGTCCGTCGTCTTGTGACAGGACGCCGGGGACGTTTTCCCAGACGATCCAGCGAGGACGTAGTGCTTGCGCCAGTCGGACGAACTCCAGCGTGAGGCCTCCGCGAGGGTCGGCGAGTCCTTTGCGGAGTCCAGCGACGGAGAAGGCTTGACAGGGGGTTCCACCGACGAGGAGGTCGATGCCAGCAGATCGAATAGGGTGATCTGGTTCGGAGAGACGAGTAAAGTCTCCGTAGTTCGGGACATGCGGGTATCGCTCCTTAAGGACGGCAGCGGGGAACGGTTCGATCTCGCAGAACGCAGCTGGCTCCCACCCGAGCGGGTGCCAGGCGACGGACGCGGCTTCAATGCCGGAGCAGACAGAGAGGTACCTCACGCCGCCTTCTCCTTCCGCTTCGGCACCGACCGCGCGCCTCGCTGGCGACCTTCACGGTACTCAAGGCCCTCCTTGCGCGCCCAGGTAGTCACGGCGCACTGCAAGGTCTTGTGATCCATCGTCGAGCGCGTCTCCTCGACGATCTCCTTCCACGTAAACGTGCCGGTATTCCACAGCGCGAGGGCCTCGTGGTACTCGTCGCGCATGCGATAGCGCGGCTTCGGGCATCCCCACTCCATGAGCGTGCGCCGCACGCGTCGGACGTTCATCCGCTCACGGTTCGCGATGTACTCGATGGACACACCGTCCATGCGCTCCATGATCCAGAGCAGCACGAGGCCAGGCTCGATCTCGCTTGTCATGGCTTGCCCTCCTCGACCATCGCGGTCACGTCCTCGGTCGTGAGTTCGACCGTGAACCATTCGTGCTTGTCCGGGCACACGCGACGCCGGACCACGATGTCGGACGTGTACCAGGACGCCACCTCGCCGGCCTTGCGGATGCGCCCGTTGTAGACGCCGCCGCTGTCGTCGGGCTGGCGGGTGTCCACGACGCGCGAGGCCTTGCCGCAGCGGGTGCAGTTCATGGCTCCTCCTCGCGGCGATGCTCGCCGAGTTCGATGCGATACGCGAGGTCGAGCGTGGCACGGTCGCCGCACTCCATGCACACCGTGTCGCCCTCGCGGAGGAACGCCACGACGGCGGCGCGCTCCTCGTTGCTCACTTCGACGTGCTCCTCGTCGCGATGGTCGCCGCGCGCGATGATCTCGCGCAGTTCCCGGAGCCGCACCGTGCCGACGAGCAGATCATGCACCTCGGCGATCTCCAGTTCGCGATCCAGCAGGGCGAGGACCGCGGCGCGCTCCTTCTGTGCGTCTCGCGTCATGGCGTCACCTCGCGCATGGTGACCTCGACACGCGGTGGCTCGTTGCCCCACACGAACCAAGAGGACGCGGCAATGCTGACGATGCATCGGTCATTTAAGACCACGCGTGCGATCTGCATCGCGTCGAGGGTGATCTTCACGACGTTGTCGAGGTCGTGCCGCGAGGTCGCCGGGAGACGGTACTCCGGCAATCCCCACAGCGCGCGCTCGATGTACATCGGGCGGGTCTTGGGGCGCGGATGGTAGGCGCGGATCTCGGCTTCCCAAAGCGGGCTCATCTCCTCGCACGAAACGTCACCGTTCTGCTCACGCAGCTGGTGCGCCGCCTCGTGCTCCCACGCACGGGTAGTCTCCGGCGTGCGTGCGGTCCCGGTAGCGCGCGTGAACACGGGCCGGCCCTTGCCGCGCGGCTCAAGGAGGATGGTGTAGGTGCGCTCGATCATGGCTTCACCTTGATGTACTTGCCCTGCTCGATCTCCTTGCTGATGTGTCGGTGCGACGGGAGGTCATTGCGCTCTCGACGCATCCACGCGACGATCTGTGCGCGTTCGGCTTCAGCCGCGATATCTACACGCGCCTCGGCCTTACCGGCACGCTCCGCATACTCGTATGCGAGGCGCTCGAGGTGCTCGCTGCGGCCACGCTCCAGGGCGAGCCGACGCTCGCAGTCGCCAGCGTGCGTGATCAGCTTCTCCATCCTCATTCGCAGGTCCAAGATCTCATCTGCGGTCACTGTCCACCTCCTTCGGTCATGTAGAGCTCGGCGATGTCCTTCGACGTGAGGCCGAGGGCTTTGTAGAGTTCGATGATCACGCGAGCGGCCGGCCGGCGGCGCCCGTTCTCGTATGCCTTGATGGCGCTGATCCCGACGCCGACAAGGGCGGCGAGCTGCGCCTGAGTGAGCCCGGCGGCTTTACGTCTGTCTGCGAGCGATCCCATTTTTCTCTCTCCACGGGTTGACGTTCCGTGAACCCATTCATAGTATGGGGGTGTCGGGTCGTCAACCCCCCGACGAAGGAACACGATGTACCAGAGTGAGAACCTCGGCGAGCTGGCGAAGGCCCTCGCCGCCGCGCAGGGCGAGATGAACGCCGCCAGCAAGGACGCCACGAACCCGCACTTTCGCACACGCTACGCGGACCTCGCATCCATCATGGACGCGTGCCGCGCCCCACTCGCGAAGCACGGCCTCTCGGTCACGCAGCTGCCCGGTCGCGACGAGGCGGGACAGGTCACGCTCACGACCACGCTCATGCACTCGAGCGGGCAGTACATCGGCTCGACCATCGGCGTGCGTCCCGCCCAGGAGAACCCGCAGGTTGTGGGGTCGATCCTGACCTACCTGCGCCGCTACACGCTCGCCTCGGTCGTGGGCGTGGTCAGCGACGACGACGACGGCGAGGCCGCGAGCCAGCCCGTGCGTACCGCCAGCATGGCGCCGCGCCCGCAGACGGCGCGCACCGAGTACACCCGCGAGGAGCCGCTCGTGCCGCCGCCTGACGTGAAGGCTCGCCTTGACGCTACCGCGAAGCGCGTGGCCGATCGTCTGGCGCCGGGCGCGACCGTCGAGTCCTATCATCGCTCGACCGACTGCCCCGAGTGCGGCGGCGCGATGTGGGACAACCGGGAGAAGAAGACGAACCCGAAGGCCCCCGACTTCAAGTGCAAGGACAAGTCCTGCACGGGTGTGATCTGGCGCTACAAGGCACCGCCGGCACAGGCACCGATCCCCGGCGGTCACCTCGAGGCCGAGATGCGCGGCGCTCACCCGCCGGGCGACGACGACATCCCGTTCTAGTCCACCGACCTACGTTTAAGGAGATCCACTCATGTCCTCTACCGTCTACGCTCTCTCCCCTCTCGCCGCCGCCGTTTTCTTCGGCCTGTTCGCCTGGGCGGGTGACGTCCCGATGGCGCTGCTCTCGCTCACGCTCGGGCCGATCGGCATGTTCCTCGCGCCGTACCTCGAGGAGAAGTGATGCACCTCTACATCGACATCGAGACACTCCCGCCGCTGGCGTGGTCGCGCGACCGGCAGATCGCCTACGTGCGCTCGAGGGCGCCGGCGACCCACAAGAAGCCCGACACGATCAACGCGTGGGTCGAGGAGAACTTCGACCGCGAGTGGGGACGCTCGGCCCTCGACTGGCGTGTGTCGCGGATCGCGTGCATCGGGGTCGCCCTCGATGACGGCCGAGAGGTGCGCGGCATGACGTTCCTGGGCGGGACCGACGACGACAACGAGCGGCGCATGCTCACCGAGCTGGAGTGGTGGCTGCGTGAACATGACGCATGGGGTGCTCACATCGTCGGGCACAACGTCCTCGGGTTCGACCTGCCGCGGCTGCACCTTACCGCTGCACGGCTGCGGCACAACCTCGCGGCATGGTTCCACGACGTGAATGCAGAGCATCGCAAGCTGGTCACCGACACCATGTTCATGGCCTTCCCATCGCGTGAGCGCGTGAGCCTCGCGGACCTGTCCGAACTGCTAGGCCTCGAGGGCAAGACTGGTCACGGCTCCGAGGTCCACCCGATGTGGCTCGCCGGCAAGAAGGCCGAGATCACCGCTTACTGTCTCAACGACGTGCTCCTGACGCGCAGCATCCATCACCTTCTCTCTGGAGCATCCGATGCCAATCCTTGACTGGACCGTGATCGCCATCAGCAAGCCGACCACGCACATCGCGTGGACCCACTCCCTGCGTGACGGCGCGCACCTCATCGTCAACCAGAGCGCCGCTGGGCATTACTCGTGGGAGTTGATGACTCGCGACCCGATCACCGACCAGCGTGGCCGGGCCTCGTCGCTTGAGGACGCGCAGCGTCAGGCCGAGGGCGCCGCAGTGTCCATGGGCCTCGTGGACGTGAATAGTGCATACACTCGTGACGAGCCGACCGAGAACATGGATCGCGCCCAGGTCGCGAGCCTGATCGATGCGGCGATGCGGAGTGAGCGTTGAAGCCCCCCGGTCATACCTGCCCGGCTATCGACCGGGCACAGTCCGCTCTCCGTCGTCTCGCGTGGCGCTGCGCGAACCCATACCATCCGGGCATCACGCCCGGCGAGGTGCTGGCCGAGGGCCTCGCGGCGCTTGAGCAGGTACGCGAGGAGAACCGGCAGATGCGCGCGGCGTACCACGCGAAGGTAAAGCCCGGCGGGCATCTCCTGGCCTTCTCCGGGTCGCGGACCTATCACCGCATGGCGTGCGCCATCGAGGACGCCGGATTCGACGTGCGCGACCAGATCATGTGGCTCTACGGGAGCGGGTTCCCGAAGTCGCTCGACGTGAGCAAGGCGATCGACAAGGCGGCGGGTGCGGAGCGAGATGTGATCGGCAACACCGGCCGAGACCCTTACCGTATGATCAAGTTTAAAGAACAGGACGGCGTAAAAAGGTCGCCGACGAATGAAAACATCACCACCCCCGCCACCGACGACGCCCGCCGCTGGTCCGGCTGGGGCACTGCCCTAAAGCCAGCGCACGAGCCGATCTGCATGGCGCGGAAGCCGCTGGTCGGGACCGTCGCGGCGAACGTGCTGCGGTACGGTACGGGGGCGATCAATGTGGACGGGTGTAGGGTTCAAACGGACGAGGAACTTCGCCGGGCCGTCGCTGGATGGCAGACCGAGTACGTAGGCGGCGAGCAGAAGCCTATCAACACGTTCGATCTTCACCCCGACGGCATACCGGGCCGCTGGCCCGC